GTTCATATCAACAATGCCCATCTCAAGGTACTGGCCAAGTACCTTGACCTTTACAATGCCCTGTCGGAGCTCCGGGAACTCTTCAGGAATCAAACCTTTTCTATATTCACAATTCCTGTAAGAGACCAAGCGGACGCTGAAAAACTCAAAGACTTGACAATTTCACAGAGAACGCCATTCCCTATTCTCCCGAAGGTGGCGGAAAGCCCGACTTTATCGCCCCTCCCCCAGACCCCGTTCAGGCCTACATGCAGTATATAGAGAGCCTCATACAGCAGATTTATCGTTTGGCTAACTTGGAGTTCACAGGAGGAGTCCAGAAAAGCGGAATAGCAAAAGAGTACGACTGGCTGGAATTTAATAGAACCCTTACCTCTTTTGCTCTCCAGTGCGAGCAGGCAGAATACAAGATTGCAGAATTGGTGTGCAAATGGCAGGACGTGGAATTTAAGGGCTCTATCCAGTATCCGAGAGATTTCTCCATAAGGAACCTTGCTGAAGAGCTTGAAATCGCAATGAACGCCATCACCACCCAGATACTACCGCCTACTGGTATCGTGGAGCTCCGCCAAAAACTCACGCGTGATATCCTCGGCGAGTTCGTTGACGACAAGCTCCTTAGCAAAATGGACGAAGAAATAAAAAAAGAAGCTCAGGATTTCACCAATAGGCTAAATGAGGAGCTATGAACTACGAAGAACTTATAGAGACCACACGAAGAGAGCTCCTCAAAAAACTCCTGATTGCTGAAAAAGAAGTGGACAGGCTCGCCAAGGAGATAGTTAAGAAATTTCAAAAGGAACTTGCCTCCGACCTTTCTAATCTTGACGAGCTAATAGATAAATACCTTGAAGACTACGCCAACTCCTTAGCTGACAGGCTCTTTAAAAACCTGAAAGCGGCGGGTGAGATCGGCGTTGTTCCGGGCCTAACCATATCCACCATCACCGAAAGTCCGGACAAAACCAGCCTTGCTGTAGAAGTAGCTGAGGAGCTCTTCAACCTCCACTACCCGGACAGCCTCAATCTCTCTGAGAGGGTATGGAACTGGAAGAGGGAACTCCGGGAAGGGCTAAAGAGAACCCTCCTCAATCAGGCAAGAATAAGAGCTTCCGCCCGGAAAATAGCCTACGAGCTCCAACACACGATTGAGCAAATAGAAAAGGGCAGGTTCACTATCACAATGGCGGAAAAGCAACTGCCGGAAATAGTCAAGAAACTAAGGCAGACAGCTCTTCTGTCAGCAGCTAACGGTGGCGACCTAACAGAGTGGAGAAAGGTCGTCAAGCAGGCCGAAAAATACATAGAGAAGCTAACCGACAACATTCAGTACGGCTTAAAACCCGCCTACAGGAAACTCCTGAAGGATTTAACTAAGGCGATAGAAAAAAGAAGCGAGGAAGCCGTAAACGAAGCAGTCAAGTGGTGGATTTACGACAAGCAGCTCTACAACCTCAAAAGGATAGCTAGAACCGAAATGAGCAACGCCTACCACCTGAGCGTAATAAAGTCCACTGAGAAAAACCCAGCCGTAGTAGGTTACCGATGGACCCTTTCAAGAAGCCACAAAATTAGAGACATCTGCGATGACCTTGCCCACAAAGACCACTACGGCCTTGGCCCCGGCATTTTTCCCAAAGACAAAGTTCCAAGAGTGAAGAGCTTCGTTTCCCACCCTCAATGCCTGTGCTATATTGTGCCGGTCAGAGGAGACGAGATTCAAGGAATGGATAAGGTCAAGAAAACACAGATACAAACAACGATTATTTTAAGAGATACCAGAACTATGTTCTCAAATGCTAAGACCTTAGAAGAAGCTGTTGAGACATTCCGCAAAACTTTCCCCTCTTCAAGGGAGTATTGGACTCACATTAGAAGACATGCTATCCCAGAAAGAGTGAAAAAAGAACTTGGAATAACCAACTGGAGGAAAGCCAAAGCATTGTCCCCGAAGCTAATGGGCTATCAAAAAGAGTATACATTGAAATTCCTTCAAACTTTGGCTTACATTGATAAAGTAGCTCTATTAATATCTCCTAAGGCAGAGTACAATAGAATTGTTATATACAGCTCCAAGAATAGGCTGGCTCTTTTCTTAGAACCAACAGGTGAAGTAGTTTCCGCTCATGAATTGGATATATTTAAAGACTGGGGAGAGTGGAAACACAATAGGCTTTACGGGAAAGGAGAGCTTATAGAGGAGATACCGGTCAATGAAGACATACAGAGAGAGAGTAGAGAAATACGAAGACTTCTTGAAAGGCTGGGTAGAGGAAGTTGAGCCCGAAAACCGGCTTAGTGTTTTGGCAGACCTTGAGGATTTTTGGTATTTTAGAGTAAGGCTTGACGGAAAAGAAGTAAGAGCCCTTGACAAAAAATACTTACCTAAGATTTATGCCCGCATAGCAGAAAAGCAGCCTGAACTGCTTGACTATTTCTTGGACCTAATGAAACGTCTCGGTATTGACCTCACTATTTTCCAAGAAGTTCCCGTTCATTCGCCACAGTGAACAGTTCCCACTCCCGGCTAAGCCCATTTTAAACTCAAACCTTAGCTGGGAGCTTTAATGGAAACCCTTCCCATCCCACCAGAAGTAGAGATAACCAAAGAATACATTGATCCTGTCGTTTACGTAACCTTTGAGAACGGCATTGAGCAGGTTCGCCAGCGCTGGAGCAGGTCTAAAATACTATTTAGAGTCGGCTTCTCTGCCCTTCAGGAAGCTGAAAAGGAACTCTTAGAAAGCTTTTACGCCCGCCATCGCTGTTCCTTGCCTTTCCTATTTCCCTACGAAGGCAAAATCTTCACCGTCCGCTTCAACAAACCCATTCAGGTGAAACAGACAGCTCCCAATCTCTACACCCTGTCTGCCGAACTCATTGAGGCTTGGGGGGCAGAGCTGTGAGAAGCTTAAGTCCTGCTGCAATCTTAGAGAAGAATAAGCTTTACGGAAATCCTTTCATCCTCTGCATCAGCCTCGTTCTTCCAGATTCAGAGATAATTAGACTCTGTCAGTATGACAAACCTGTCTGTCTCCCAGACGGCCGCTGCTGGCAACCTTTTCCTATACATTTGGGAGAAGTAAAGGAAAACAGTAAAGGAGAACTCTCCGAGATTCCCATTCAGATTTCAAACGTTGCACAGGAGCTTATCCCCTACGTTGAGCAGTACGACGGCCTTGTAGGTAGAGACTGCTGGCTTTCGTGGATATTTCACAACGGTAACGATTACGAAATAGCCATCTCTGACAGATTCCAGATAACCTCCTGCTCCTACGACGAGAGCGTAATCACCTTTAACCTCGGTCACTACAACCTGATAGACGTCTACATCCCGCAGAGGAAAGTAATAGAGCAGTGCCAGTGGGAGTTTAAGTCTCCGGAGTGCGGCTACACCGGGAGCGACACTACCTGCGGGAAGACCTTCTGGGACTGCATTCAGAAAGGAAACGAGAAGAGGTTCGGCGGATTCCCGACCATAAAAACTAACAGGGTGTATTTATGACGGTTAACGAGTTCATCGTTAAAGCTCTACAGGTTCCCTACAAGAAGTGGGGAAGCAGCTGGGAAGGAGTAGACTGCTACGGTCTTGTAAGGCTTTTCTACCGTGAGGTTTACGGCGTAGAACTTCCAGACATCAGAACCTATCGCTGGTGGGAGAGCTGGGAGAGAGTGAAGGAACCACAAATGAGAGACGTTCTGTTCATAAACCTTGAAGAGCCTCACATTGCTCTCTATGTAGAAGACAGCAGAATTCTCCACGCCCTCAAAAAGTACGGAGTTCGCTTAGATAGATACAACGCCAGCTGGCAGAAACTTACCAAAAGCATCTGGAGGCTCAAAAAGTGAAGCTCCTTGACAGAGTGATTTCTCCAAACGAAAAAGGAAAAACCCTTGCAGATGTGCTGAAAGAACACGGACTGGAAGTAGAAAGTCAAAACATACAGGTTTGGATAGACGGGAAACTAACAGAAGTTCCTCCAGGCAAACTGGAGTTGAAGCCCGGCTGGAGAGTAGAGATAGTTCCTCTTCCGTCAGGAGGAGGACACCACCTACTCGGAGCTATTGGAGCAATAGCAGTAGGAGTTCTGACTGGCGGCCTTGCAGCTGCTGCAATAGGCTCTGTTTCTCTCCTTGGAGGAGCTCTCACCCTCTCGGCATCAACAGTCTTTGCAATCGGCTTCACGGTAGGAGCTGGAGTCTTCAGCTACCTCACAGCCCCTAAGCCAAAGCTTCCCTCTTTTGGAGACGTAGGAGACATGTTCGGGAGCTCTCCAACCTACTCCTGGAACGGAATTCAAACAACGATGGGACAAGGAGTCCCTGTTCCGGTAGTTTACGGAAAACATGCAACCGGCGGAGTGAGAATCCAATACAGACTGTTTGGAACCGATGCAGTTACAGGAACTGTTCAAGACGGCAAACTGATACTTGGAAGAACTGTCAGTGATGGTAACCCTGTAGGCCGTTTCTCTCAGTGGCTTTGGGACTTCCTCATACTCTCAGAGGGAGAAATTGAATCCTTAGAAGACCTCTTCTTTAACGACGTTCAGTATAAAAGCTTAGAAGGTACTTACTTCCACTGTATCTACACAAAAGGGAAAAACAACTTTGAACCTGTTGTAGTATTTTCAGGAGACTTGGGAGACTCTCCTTCGGGAAAGAACTGGTGGTGGGGAGATATACACCAGTATGCCTTTTACGCTCCTACCTACGTAACCGTTCCGATCAACAAAGTAGTTTCAAGTGACGAAAAGTTCACGTATATAACAAAGTTTCCTGCTAAATACATTGAAAAGCTCACGGTAAATCTCCATTTCCCGAACGGCCTGTTCAAAATAACAGACTCGGGAGGACTTGAAATAGAGGAGTGCAAGATCAAGTTCACTTTATACAAAGGCTATGAAAAACTTGGAGAAGTTGAAGTTCCTCTTTATGGAAGAGTTAAGGAACCTTTTATCTACGCTTACGACCTATACATAAACAAAGGCTTTCAAAAGGAAAATCAGTCGCCCTACCCATTCGGCTATAACTTTTACGACCCTCAAGATAACCCAACCCTTGAAAACATTCCCTACACGTTAGTTATAGAAAAGACGTCCTCAGATAACCCGACGATAAAGGATTCAAACAACCTCTCAATCCAATGCATTACAGAAGGATTAGGAAGAGGAGCAGGAGTTTCAACCGATGGGCTTGTTACTGAGCATCCCTTCTCCGTTTCCTATCACAATACGTCCGTTCTCGTATACAGCCTTGCTGCCTCATCTGTAATCTCTGGGAATCTTCCCAATGTAACAGCAATAATAAAAGGAAAAAGAGTGAAAGTTTGGAACTTTGAAACCAATCAGTGGGAAACAGCCTGGACAGACAACCCAGCCTGGATAATAAGAGACATCCTTACAAACTCCCGCTATGGACTTGGAGACTTCATAACTGAAGAGAACATAGACGACGAAAGCTTCAAAACTTTTGCACAGTTCTGTCAAGAACAAGGTTACAGGTGCAACCTCGTCCTTGACGGTTTCCAGAGAGGCTGGGACCTTGTAAATAACCTTCTGTCAAAGTTCAGAGCTTTCATCCTTAGGAGTGGCAGCAAGTACAAGGTCAAGTTTCTCAAAGACGAACCGCCGGTTCAGATGTTTACAATGGGAAACATCATTCAGGGAAGTCTCAAAGTTCACTTCATCTCCGTCAGCGATAGATACAACACCATAGAAGCCAGGTTCCTTGACGAATCAGACCAGTACAGAATGAAAACCATCTTAGTAAGCACAGGAGAAAAGTACGAGAGGAAAAAGACTATAGACTTCTTCGGAATAACAGACAGAGCGACTGTTGAAAGAGAATGCAAGTTCCTTCTCAACTGGATGCAGAAGGTAAAACGCTCAATAGAGTTTGAAGTCTACCTTGATGCCCTTGCCATAGAACCTGGGGACATATTTCTCTTCAGTCACGACGTTCCAAAGTGGCTCGTAAGCGGAAGAATTGAAGGTCAAGCTGGAAATATTCTAACCTTAGATAGAGAAGTTGACCCTGCTACCACTTACATCAAAGTGAGGACAAAAAATGACAGAATAGAGACCTTTGAAGTAGAAAGAGTGGAAGGGAAAAAGGTCTATCTAAAAGATTCAAGTTCTGTTCAGCAGGACGGGGATACCGTAAACATTACTGCGGTTCTCTTTCCGGAGATGGAAAACTGTTCCTACATCTGCGGTAAAACTGAAGAAACTCCCAAACTCTATCGTTGCGTTGAGATAACGAGGACAGCTGAGAACATCCGTCGCATCGTGGCAGTTGAACATATTCCCGAACTCTACGATTAACCATAAAACTGATACCGTGGAACACCATACACGGAAAAATGGAACACCATACAAGAAAGATGGAACAGATATGTTTCATTAAATCCTAAAATTCCCTGTCCCGAAATATCCCGCCAAGTCCCTTAAAGTCCCGCTATTTTTCTTGTGAGTGTTCCATCTATAATTGTTTTTACAAATTCCAGGAAATTCCGGTTTTAGGAGAATCTATGAGTAGATTTGCCCTTATGCTTGATTTCAGTTTCTCTGCTGTTTTAAAGAACTGGAAGGCCGTTTTAGTGTTTTTCCTGTTTATGGTTTTCCTTTTTGTTTTCCACTTCGTTCCTATTCTTTCGTTTGTTGGTCAGGTTCTTATGTCCCTTCTTCTTACCCAGATTGAGGTTTACTACGGTAGAGGTTTTTTGAAGTCAAGGAGTAGAGAGGAGCTCCTCAACTTCCTCGGAGCCTCAACCGTTGGAAAGGTATTTACAGAGAACATTCAGGTTTCGTCCGG